TAAGGCTGTATTGCCCCGCTGTTGGGGCGCTGCTTACGCGCGTCATTTGCTGGCCAGTGACGGCATTGATAACCCCGAGATCGGTGGCAAAAACACCACTGGAGGGCGGTGCAATGGTGATGGTGTAGGTGGTGGCGGACGGGATGGTTTTAGCCTCATCAACTACGGCACCTTTGCGGGCAGCGGTAGGCTGGGCGCCCAGGAACAGGGAACCCAGGGCGGCGCCACTGAAGTCGCCACTTTTGGCCTTCCAGCCGATTTTGGCTTTGCCCCGGGCGATGGCCACGGCGAATTGCTTCTCGCCATGCAGGGTTTTGGTCTCGTAATCAAAGTCAACCGAGACGTCTTGCATGACAGCGACGACCACGGGCGTGGGGACAGCAATGGCATTGCCAAGCGCGTCGGTGGTGGGTACGGCAATGAGCTTGCCTGCTCCGAAAATGATCATGGTGATGGCTCCGGTAAGCGCTTGAAGCGCAGGGTGATTTACAAAGGGGCGAGCAGGTTTTGCTCACGCATGGCGAGGGTGATCTCGTAGGTGTGGCTGGCCCAACCGGCGGTGCCGTCAGCGTTTTCACGCCGCCAGCTGGCACGCCGCCAGCGCACACGCGCAGCCAGGCCACCCAGGGTCGGGTCGGCCATAAGGCGGGCATGGGCGCTGGCCCAGATGGGGTTAGACAGCTTGCGGGCAGAGGTCTCTACGCCTGCACTGCTGATGGCGGCGCGGGTGTAGATGGCCAGCTCAACCTGCACCACGGTGGCCAGCACGCTGCGCACGGGAGAGCTGTCGCCCAGGGTGCGGCCATCGGCTTCCTGCAGGGTAATGTTGATGGCGTTGGCCTGGTCTGCGGTGAAGGCTTGGGCACGATCTTCAAACACGCCGCCAGTGGCTTCCGGGGTGGTGGCGACGATGGCAATGAAGGCGTCAAGCACCTGGTCGATCATGGTGGTCATGCGCGGGCCTCTTCGAGTTCGGCGCGGGTGAACGTACCGTCGCCCTGCTTGCGGGGCACGTTGTTTACGCGGTACAGCGTGCCGCTGATGGTGAGCCCCTCACCCAGGGCGAGGTCAGGCGCGTCAGCGGTGGCGTACTCGATCTCAAACTGCGCGGTCTGCACGGCATCACCCAAGATGAGCTGTTCTGGCCGTGTGAAGCCCACAACAAAGCCGGTGCTGCCTGGCGGCGCGGTGCGCCGCACGGCGCGGGTGGCCATGCCATGATCTTCAAACGCGGCCATGAAAAACGAGGCGTCGAACATGTCAACCAGGCGGTGCAGGTTTAGCGGATGACGCCGTCGAGCAGCACGGTGCCGATGGGGCTGGGGTTGGCTGCAACGGCGCAGGCTGCGCCCACCAAGGTGTTGTTGGTGGCTGTGGTTGTCAATACCTTGTTGGTGTTGTCCCAGTACACCTTGGCGCCAACGGTCCAGGCCTCGGCAGAGGCCTTGGCGTGGGTGAAAACGCCTTCGCGTTTGAGCTGCGCTTCTGCACCGCTGGCAGCGGCATTGACCGCAATGCCGAAAATGGCGCCGACCAGGCATCCAGCGCCAGAAGCCAGGGCGTAGGGAGCGATGACGGTGACGTTGTCACCTTCTTGTTGGTAGTTTTTCATGATGGTTTCCTAAAAATTGGTACGAAAAAAAGCGCACCGAGGTGCGCTTCAAGCGGATGGGGTAGCTCAGATGGATCAGTTGCCCGGGTTTTTCTGAACACCGCGCCAGTCGATGGCTTTGGCGGCAAAGACGTGGCGGGCTTTGATCTCGACACCGTCCACCTCGAAGCCTTCGCGCCGGGTGGTGAAGAGACCGGACTCGCCTTCAAGGTACGAATACTCCACGGTGTCAACCCGGGCCGGGGTGGCCGCTAGATACCACTGGTTGCCGGTGACCCGGTTGTCCACCACCACGCTCAGCGAGGTGTTGAACGCGGGATTGATGTCCACACCCTTGGCAGCCACAAAGTTGGAGCTGGTGTACTTGAGCGCGGCGGCTTCGTTGTCTGGGCCGACGATCAAGATGTCAGGTGCCAGGTTGAGCACACGACCATTGGCGCCGGTTTGCTTGCGCATGGCAGCGCGGGCCAGGCCAAGCGTCACGTCTGTGATTGCTGCACCAGCGAGCAGGTTTCCGTGCTGGGCATCAAACAGGCCGACGGTGTCGGACATGGTGGGGTTGCCGATCAGCGCGGCGTAAACCAGATCGCCCTCGAGCGCCGTAGCCTCTTCACTGATCATGGTGGGGATGCGGGCGAAACCACTGAGGTCGTCATTGATGATCGACTCCCAGGTGATGGCGATGATGCCGCCGTATTTGGAGAGGCTGTACTTTTCAGACGAGTCACTGAAGCTGAGGTACTTGTACTCGGCACCTTCATTGACCTTTTTGAACTGACTCATGCCGCTGAGTTGCAACACGGCTTTTTCACGGAAGTCCTTGTTGGTGGACTGGCTGGCCCAGGCGGTGAAGGTGCGCGGGGCGGCTTCATACGCGGCCCGCAGGCTGCGGTTGACGGTGCTGGCCATGAGGTTGGTGAAGTCGCTGGTGCCGTGCATGCCTGCAGAACGCATAGCGTCTTGGTCGAGGTTCATGGCAGCCAGGGCGATCTCGCGGCGGCTCATGCCGTCGGCATTGCCACCGGCAGCGGCGATGCAACGCCGGGCCATGTCAAGCAGATCCATGCCACGGAAGTTGCGGGCGCCTTCTGCGTCGATTGTGATGCCCCGGCGTTTGGTTTCGTCGGGGGCGGCGCGAAGGACAAGGGCGTCGCTCATGCGTTGGCGCAGGGTGTCGACCTCATCGCGCTCAGTGCGCAGGTTCGCCGCGCCGCGCGATGCGTTGCCGTTGCTGCGCTCGGACAAAGCGGTGAGGATCTGGGCGCGGGCTTCATCAATGCCGACGCCCGCGTCGATCAGGCGGGTGGCTAGGGCGTTGGCGTCAGCCTCGCCCAGGGTGGCACGGGCGGCCTGGGCAGCGCTGCGGATGTCGGCAGCACGGGTGCGCTCGGCCTGGATGCCTGCGGCGCGGGCTGCATCTGCAGTTGGCGCGGGGGCTTGGGGCGCTGCGCGGTTGGCGTTGTCGTTGGTAGCGGCTGGGGTGCCGCTGCCGTCTTGCTGGGATTGTCCTGGCATGGTAGCTCCTAAAGTAGTGAGGGGTTCGGCTGGGTCTCCCGCCGCGGGAGTGTGTGGCGCTGCTGCGGGGGCAGCGGCGCGCTGTTGGGGTGTTTCTGCAACGGTGATGAGGCAGGGGTAGGCGCGAATCTCGCGGCCTTCTCTGTCAAGCAAACGGCCGCCTTCGCTGCGGATCTCACAATCCATGTCTGCTTGGATTGGGACGGGAGACACTTCCATAGGTGTCCAGCGTTTGACTCGATAGATCCACATTCCAGTGGCTTCGCTTGGCTCGACCATTTCAATGGCGTCGCGGGCATAACCGACGGAAACGTGACGAATGACGCGGTCTTCCAAGTCTTGGACGATGCCGCGCACACTTTCACGGCGGCTCAGTTGCGCTTGAGCGGTGCCGATACCGTTTGAAATTTCGGGCTGATCGACCACACCGATGATGTCTTCCAGACTCCAGGCCGAATGGGCATTGAGAAACGAGACACCGCGCTGCATTCGGTCAAGGTTGACAGCCTCTGGTGTGACTTCGAGCTGCTCCATGTAGTAGCGGCCGTTTTGCCAGTCATACCGGCGCACTGCTGCACCAGTTGTAAAGACAATCTCAAAACGGGCTGCTGGGGCAGTGGATGTTTCGCCATCAGCTGGATCGGCGCGGGTGAAGTTGCGCACAGCCATTTGAAGGCTCGCCATCGGCATGATGGAGGATCGAGCCTGAGGGTGTTCTTGAGCAATGGTTGGCATGGGAGTCTTTCAGTGCAGGGTTACGGGGTGGCGGGGTGTTGCAGGACATCGGCGCCGGTGAGGCCCAATTCGGTGACGGCGGCGTCGGTGTCAACCACGATGCCAGCGGCCTTGAGCTTGGACAGCTCGCTGCTGCGCTCTTCGATGTAGGCGTCCAGGTCTGTGCCGTCCTCCCGCAACACGTCGCTGAGCGTGCGGGAGCCGCCCCGGATGGCTTCCTTGGCGGTGAGGGTGTCTTTGAGGGGATCGACCTGGTACTTGCGAGGCATGCTGATCTTGTCCTTGGACACGTCGCCCAAGCGCACACCGGCGAGTTGGGCGGCCTCACGAAACCAGGCACGAATGGGCTGCAGCACCTTGGGCACGATGTTGAGCCACTGCTCTTGCTCAATCATTTGCCGGAACTCGATCAGGCCCATGCGGTTGCTGGCAAAGTTGGCTTGGCTCATGTCGCCAGTGAGTTGGGCGTAGGTGATGCCAGAGCCAACGGCCAGGGCGTGCAGTTGGTGGCGCATGTATTCGCCACCGCCACTGCTGGGGATCGGGTTGTTGAAGGTGACGCTATCGCTGTTGCCGATGCGGCCAATCATGCCGGGGCGCATTTTTTCGACACCGGCGGTGCTACCAGGCAAGCCGAGTGCCTTGTCAGGTGCCTCGCTGCTGATGAGCGCGACGATACAGGCCTCCATCTTTTTACGGATCAGCTCGGCATCGTCCCAATCGGCGGTGTCGCGGTAGCGCATGAGGCTGACTGCCAGCTCGGAGACGCCGCGCACAGCGCTGGGGCGGTCGCGGCCAAAGTAGTGGATGATCTCGCTGGCTGGGACGCGGCGGCTTTGCAGGTCGCGGGCGGTGCGGGTAGCCAGCTCGCCCGGGTGCTGTGGGTAGAGCCAGTAGGCCACCGTGTCGCCCAACTGGTTGAATTCTTTGCCAAGGATGCAGAGGTTGCCGTTGGCACCGACCGGGCCGGTCTTGTTCTGGTCAAGAAAATCAGGCTCAAGCACCTGGATTTGCAGGGGTATGGCATAGCCATCTTGCGGCCTGCGCCACCGGCGGCGCAGCAACACCTCGCCAGCGCTGAATCGCTCGCGTACACCCAGGCGCAGCAGACCGGCCAGGCAGTCATTGCCATCGGCATCACAGGCCAGGCTGCCCGCCCAGGCGTTCCAGGCGGCACGCTCGCGCTGGTCATCGGGGGTGATGGTGATGCCGTAACCGACCACGTTGCTGGCAAACACAGATACGGCGCGTTTGGCGTATTCGTTGTTTTGGATGGTGTCGCGGCAGCGGTTGCGGATGCGCTCCAGGCCATAGCCAAGTTCGGCGTTGGCAGTGCCGCCGGTGGCGTTCCAGCCGCTGGTGCGGCGGCCTGCTTTGGCGGCGTCGTAGCTGCGGGCGTGTTCCATGCCCATGCGGGCGTAGCTGCGCCGCAAGGCCCAGCCGGGGAAAGTGACCTCGATGGCGCGATCCAACAAGTTGGCGCCTGCGATGGGTGTGGTTTTCATGGGCGGATCAATAGCGGGCGAATTCGGTGACGGTGGCCATACCACGCGACGGAGCGCCGGGCAGCTGGCCGTTGGCAATCAGCTCATCACGGATGACCTTGCGGGCGTTCATGAGCGAGGGCAGATCCTGGTACTGGACTTCTTTGCCGTCGTAGCGGACCTTGAGGGTGCCGCTGGCAATGGCACGCTCGATGGCTTCGAGGTGGGCGAGGGTGAATCCGGCCATTTGCGTTTCCTTTAAATCCAGTTGTCGGGCACGTCGGGCACCCAGTTGTTGTGTTCATGCGCTGCCTGCCTGGCCGGTTCGGGCCGGGCTGCAGCAGCGGGCGGGGTGGCTGCATCAAAGCCAGCCTGTGCAGACGTCTGCACGGCGGCAGCGTCTGGTGTTGTCAACATGGCCTGCTGTGTGAACATGTCATTGACACGTGGCTCCAGCAGGCGCTCCAATTCCTCCCAGTCAGCAGCGCGGGCGGTGTGGATGGCCACCCTGGGGTGGTGTGCTGCGGCATAGGCATAGCCCCAGGTGTCCAGCGGCTCATTACGTTTGCCAGGGCGCTTGATCCACTTGCCGGTATCGCGGTCGTAGTACTCGCTGACGATTCCTTCAAAGAAGGTGGCGGGCAGCTCATTGCTGTAGCGCACCATGCGGTCGGTCTGCTGGTCGTGCATGGCATCACTGTCCAGGCGGGCAAACAGTGCGCTCTTGGCGGTGTCGGTGCCAACCATCCAGAGATCGACGCCGTTTTTGTCCATGGCGCCTCGGTCGTTTTTCACGTCCTGCTTGCTGGGGCGGCCCAGGATCGGCTTGTTGGGTTGGCTGTAGCCCTTGATGACGATCACGTCGTCATGCCGGTATTTGCGGGCGTATTTGTAGGCCTCATGCACGGTGACGCCGTCGCCTGAGTCAATGGCGGTCATGCTGATGCGCAGGTCGATGCCAAAGGCGTTGCGGATGGCGCGGCGACGGTAGGTGGTGATGACCTCCCAGTCTTCGCTGCGCGATGGGTCGCCGGGGATCTCGGTGTAGTCCACGGTGTGGCAGCGCTCTCCCCTGCCCCACGC